TTAGAATTGTAATTCCTGAATCATAGTCAGTCGTCCCAACACTTACGGATTCCTGAATGCTTAATATTCCTTGAACGCCACCAACAGAACCTCTTAAATTAGATTGCGCCTTTGCTTTTATCGCAGCTTTCCCGCTCTCATTAACCTCTTCTATTTCAAATTCAATTAAATCAAGCTCTTTGATTTTCCAATTTGTATTATTTGCAAGCTCTTCATTCTCAAAATTAGAAAATATTTCGGAAAAACTCTCTTCTATTTGCGCTCTTGCGTCAGAAGTTAAACTGTTCATAAAGTTAACCGCTTGTTTTAACGTTTCGCCACTTGCAGAACTAAGCGCCCCTGCATCGTAATCGAGAAATACTTTAGGTACATTGCCCATAGCTTTTCTAATATTATCAGAAATATGTTGCTTAATGCCTTCAAAAAGTGCAGGCTCTACAGATTGCGGAATTGTATCCATTTTATAAGCGCCATTCTCTTGTATCTCACCCGTTTCTTCGTCAACCTCTGCTCGAATGATTGTAACTCTATCACCGTCAGCGCCCATTTGTTTTTTTACCCCATTAACAAAGTCTTGCTTTTCCTTATCGCTTCCCGACAATGCCATTCTAATTACAACAGAACCATAAAAGCCATTTCGAAGCTCTCTATTTTCAAATAAAGAAATTTGCGCTTCGTTGTCTAAGTCCAGATAAGCAGAATCTAAAGGCGACAAAGGATAAAAAAATTGATTATCTAAAAATTCAAAATACACTTGACCTTTGAACTTTTCGCCCTTGTCAATTGCTTTTTTTATCGAGGAATTTAAAGCGGTTTTATCAGAATTGAATACATGATAATTTTGCACCTTATTCTTGTCGTATCGAACGCCTTCTTTTTCCTTCAACCAGTTATCATAAACTAAAATCTTAGCAGAAAAACCAGTGTCGTCTTCTTTTGCAAATCTACAGTTTTTAAAATCATGCAAATAAACGCTCTTAATTTTTGCGTCAGCATTGTTATTAAGTTCATAATTACAGTGAATATAGTACCCCGCATTCATAGCAGCAGAAAAAGCAACTTGGCGCAAAAGACTCTTTAAAGTAATTTTTTTACCCCTTGAATCCGTCCCAACTTTTATATTATTTATAGCTTCATTCTCAAAGCCCAAACCAGCTAAAAATTTTGAATAAATAGAAGTAACAGCTTTCCCCGTAACAGATCCATTTATTAAACGTTCCATCAATTGCGGGTAGCCATTATTACCACCAAATTTCATCAAGCCATTAACACCATCGTCAACCTTCTTAATAGATTTGTCGATTGCTACATTAACCCGCTGTTCTGCTTCGGAATAGATAAGTTTTTTTTCGTTTGCGTCTGCCATTATTTTAAGTTAAAAAAAATAGGCTCTAAAAAAAATAAAGCCTAATTTCTTAGTTTTTATTAAGGAAGATTGGTTTCTAATTCCACCAACTTAGCTAATGTTGTATCGTAATCAGTAATTAAAAGATTATTTTGCGAATACTTTTCAGCTTGGCCATCTTGGCTTTCCATCGTGATAGCTCTAGCCCCGTCAATGTCATTTGCCGACCATGTGTCAGTTGTTGGATATAAACCCCGAGTTAAACCAAAAATTCTGAATGTTCCATCATTACCAGTAACTTTGTCAATCATCTCAACGATAACGACTAAGTCCTCTAAAGAATCTAGATTCTCAACATCCTCACTGGTAAACTCAAAACCTTCAAAAGAAAATTTATGCTTAAAAGTATCGGCTCTATTTTGAGAAACAATCCTTTCGTAACTTGGTGTTAATAGTTGTTTAACGCCCGTTAAAGTGTAAAGCTTTTCGCCAGAAGTAACCGCAAGATTAACCATTAACGAAGGGTTTGTTGCGTCTGGAGTTGCCACTAAATGAGTTCTTTGACCAATCCACGCTTTTACTTCAACACCCGCTACTGGTTGCGTATCACAAGTTGAAGTTATATTTTTTGCTATTTTTGTTGCACAGCTCATTCTTTTATATATTTAAAGTTAATAAATAGAAATGAGATTTATTTAGTTTCTGCTTTCTTTTCAGCAACCTTCTTTTTTACTGTCGGTTGTGTTTCGAAATCAGATTTACTTAAAATCTTTTTCTCGATAAAATTAAGAGCTGCTTCGTCTGTTAAATATTCAGCTTTTACTAAAACGATTCCGCTTCTTGTGTAAACCTCACGTGTACCTTTAAAATTAGGAACACAAACACGCTCTTCAATTTGCTTTTTTAATTCTGCCTTCATTTTGCCGTCTTTTAAAATTTCTTGATAGTACTTTAACATTGAACGTTCACAAGTTCTTACTTGCTGCCCGTCTCTGTAAAGTTTTGAATAAGTCTTTAATAAAAGCATAGCAAGGACACCGTCTCCTTTGATAGTGTCAAAGCTATTACTTATTATTTTATTAACGTCCTTAGTCATTTATTAGAATGCTACAACGATTTCCTTTTCAACTAAAACCTTAGATTCTAATTCTAAACCAAAATCAATATAGTTTTTCATTGTTTCAATCGAGAAATTAGACATAAAGTTTGTCCAATCGCCTTCTGAAAGTGTACCTACTGGAATATTTTCCTTTGTTGTAAATACAATACGGTGAGGTTTGTCATAAACATTCGTAGTTGTGTTGTTTGTGAAATCCTCACGAGTACCACCATCTTTATCATCAGATGACCAAATTGTTTCCATATTTACAACAGTATAGCCTCTAAATTTAATTGAAGGTAAGCCGTTCATTTCGTAGTCAATGTCGTAATGAACACCGTCTTTAATTAAACCGTCTTCGTAGTTATCAAATAACTCTCTAGAAACCATCATCATTGCGCCTTGTGCATTTCTCAAAGAAACAGGTGCAGCCGATTTTACTTTCGCAAAATAACCTTTAGCAGCATAGTCAGCTAAAGCAAGTTGATCGTCTTTTGAAGTTGTTACAGCGTTTTCGGTAATTGTAACACGAGTAATATCCGTAGCAGTAACTCCGTCGAATATTTGTTTCCAAATACCGTCAAAATAGTTGTAATACTTAACGTTTGCAGCAGCAGTAGCAGCAATTAAACCAGCGTTTCCAGCATCAGCAGCAGCCACAGCAGTATCACCAAACCAAGTAGCTCTCCATATCATATCAATAACAGCCTCAGCTAATAGCATAATAATAAAAGCTTCTTGCTCACTACCTGAAAAATCGTACCTGTCAATCCATGATTTAACATGAGGATTGTTAGGTTTGAAACTTTTATCAATAGTCTTATTGCAAAGAATAAGTCTTTCCTCAATTGTTTCTAAATCCCAAAACTTTTCCGAAAAATCAGAAGTCGCTGTTGAGGTTGGAAGAGTACAATCGCCCGCAGACTTTTGTCCTACTTTACCCATTTTTGTAGAGAACAATATCTGTTCTTTATTCTTAACACCCGTCTTTACTTCATGCAAAGACTGAAGGGTTAAATCATTTACGATTATTTCTCGAATAACTTCCGAGTAACTTTCGATTTCTTTAGCGTTAATAGTAACGCCACCAATATTTAAACCAGCCATTTTTCTATAAAATTATGTGAATATTTATCTAAGCGTTACGCCTTTTTTAACTTTATCCATATTTATACTTACGGGCTTCTTTTCGTTAGTTTTGTTTTCAGATGGAGTTTTATCCTCAGCCTTATTTTCAACGATAGTCCCGTTTATTTCTTTAATTTTATTCTGAATTTCTTCAGCTTTGTTTTTGAAATCATTTTCTTTAGCCTCAAAATTAGCCTTCATTTCAGCAATTGAACTATCCTTTTCTGAAAGTTCATTTTTAACTTTTGAAAGTTCATCTTTTAAGTTTACGATTTCAGCATTCAAAGCCTCAACCTCAACACTTACTTCGGCTTCCTCTTCCATTGCGGGTTTGATTTCGATTAGCTCACCAGCTTCAAATACATAAGTTTCGCCATTAGGCATTACGTGTTCGCCAGTTGCAGCACTTCCGCCAGCCGTTGCTTTATCGCCTACTTTTATCAGGTCGGCACTTTCCACTTCGGGGAAATCTACTTCAATACCCTCTACCGTTTGAACAACTACCATCTTTTTCTCTTTAATACCAATAAAGGATTTTAACTCCCTCATCAATTTATCAAGCGTGTTCATTTTACCGAGGATTTTTTCATTTGTTTTTTCATCCATGTCGTAAAACATTTTAAATTGATTAAATATATTTTTAACATCCGACCCCTCAGTAATTAACGGGTTTTCGTTAAAGTTGCGAATCTCTTTAATTAAGCCAATTCTTAAAGCTTCTTTTGCGTCGAAAACCTTTTCAGCGTTCATTAAAGATTGAATTTCTTCTTTACTTATACTTAAATTCTCTACATACAAGTTTAGCGCTCTATCTTGTTCGTAAAGTAATTCTTTACTTACCTCCTGCATATCCTGAGCGTTGCCGTATGCCATTTGTAGAGGATTGTGTATTAAGTACCTTGAATTTGGCGTTCCCCATCGTTTAGAGCTTGCTAAAAGTGGCAATGTTGCAGCCGAAGCACAAACACCGATACAACCAACTTCAATTTCAGAGTTCTTAATAAAATCAAACATCGAAAGCCCTTCATACAAAGACCCGCCGTAAGAATTTAAGTTTATGTTAGTTTCGTTAGCCAAATCACTTAAAGTAATTTCCTCACCAATTCCACCAGTTAATATTTTATTTGCCATATTATAATTCTCTTACTGAAATTATATCCTTTATAGAAATAAGAATCTCTTTGTCGGAATCTAATTTAAAAAGTCCAAATTTCAAATCATCCTTAACTATTAGCTCAGAAAGTTCTGGTAAGTTAGCTTCTGATTTAATTATATATTTATCGCTATTGGTTCTTAGCTGAAACTTATTCATGTCTTTGTTTTTAATAAAACAGATAATATTCTTTATTTTTGTACAAATTTAGCGCTTATAAATGAATTTTACAAATAAACAAATAAAAATGTATGTTTTTTAGCATGCTTTTATTATTTGCGGGTGTTTTTAAACATGTTTTTTATTAAATTTAGAATGAGTATCTTTGTTGAAAGTTTAAATTTAAATAATAATAAATTTCAGATTATGAAAAAAGGAATGATTTTCGACTTATACCAAGATGGTAAAAGCACAGTAAGAGTTATAGCGATTTCAGGAAAAGACGTTGTTAGTTTAGAAAGTTTTGAAGTTATTAGAAATATTGATTTTGAACAGGAAGTTGAAAGTATATTGATAGATGACATTTTTGACTTTGAATAATTAACCATTAACGAAAATATTCAGAGCGTTTTAATGCGCTTGAATTATTAATATGTAAAATATATAATTATGAATATGGAAAATCATATATATAGAATAACAGGGTCAGATGATGCTATCCTCGATTTTAAGGTATCAAGCACTAACGAATTAAAGCCATACCGAGAAACAAGGGAACTTGATATTTGTTTTAAAAAAGGGAAGGAGTTTCAGTTTTTCCCCTTTAATGAGGCTCAATTAAGTAGTTTGATTGATTACTTGACAGCGGTTCAAAAGTATAATAAAGAGTTTAATGATAACAGCAAGCCAAAGGTCTCGAATGAAGACTTGAATTTAAAATAAAATCAGTACATTTGCATAAACAAACAAGCCCTGAATAAATGTAAAAGCATTTCTGAAAAGATTTAGGAATTAAAGGCATCCTTGGGCTTGTTTTTTTCTTAATATAAACATTAATAAATAAAGTTATGATTAAATCAATTATTTTAGCAGTAGTATTAGTAGCAGTTTTTGTATTAATTTTCTTAGCGCTTAGAAATTTCTTTGCATGGTACAAAAAAACTAACGTGTTAATTACACAGAATCAAACGATAATTACCCAAAACGCAGAAGCTAACATGCAAAGGACTGCACAAATCGAGTATCAAAAACAAATAATTAAGTTATTGGAAAAGTAGAAAAGAAAATTATTCTTTGAATAAAAAAGCCCCTCATTAATTTGAAGGGTTTTTTTTATGCAACAATGGCACTTAAACTGTTTGCATCGCTGTCGAGTTGAGCTTCAGTAACGGAATCAATCGGTAAAACCCCGACTATTTTAGTATCGGCTTGAGTGCTGTCGATTGCTGTTTCTCGCGATATTATCCCTTCCCCCACGGTTGGCGCAATAGCCTCTAATGGTGAAGCCTCGACCGCCTCAGTTGGTGCTGAAACCGCTGGCGCTGGGGTTGGTACTGATACACCACCACCTCCGCCAGAATCATTTGGCAGCCCGCTTTTAGTACTAAGAATTTTCTTTACATTCAAGATTCCAGTTGCCGCCGCCAATCCCGCCGCAATAGATTTTATAACAATTCCACCCGGTGTTTGTGCAAATGCACTTTGAGCGCCTCGGTATGTGTCAATAGTTGCTTGGGTCGCCGCTGCGATTCGTCCGACCGCCGTTGCTTCGCCTGCTATCTGTGCAATTTGACCCGCAAATCCTGACGCAATTGCAAGTTTGCCCTGTTGTTTTTGACGTTCCAAATCTTGCTGAAACTTAGCGTATTTCTTTTCAATCAACAAAGTACTTGCCCCTATCTTTTCAGCGGCTTGCTTTTCTTGTGCTAAGCTTTGCTGTAATGCTGCGCTTTCTAATTCAAACTTTTTATCAATTGTCCCTTGTGCAAGTTCTAGTTCTCTATTAGCCTCATCTAGTTGGAATTGGTTTTTAGTTTCGGCTATTTGTTGAGCAATTTGCCCTACCTTTTCAGCTCTTGCAAGTGTAGCCTCGACTGTCTTTTCAGTTAGTTCATCCTCACGCTCAAGCTCTCGAATGAAGTCGGCTTCAATCTCTTCATCCTCTTTTGTTCTAGCCTCTGAACGCTCATTTGCTGCATTTGCATCCGCTTCGGCTTGTTCTTTTGTTAAGGCTGCTTGTTCACGTCTTAAACTATTTAAATTTGCTTGCTGTTCACTTTGTTGTGAAGTTATACGTTCTGTAATTTCTGCAACCTTAACTTGTGCGGCTGTAATTTCTTCAAT